TGACAAGGTGGCTCAATAATGAGCCATCTAAAACAAAAAAGAGAGAATAAAATATGAACGTAAATAATTTTAACTGGTATAAAGATGAAAAAACTTGGTTAAAAGATTTAATTATAAGTGGAAAAAAAAGAAAGGAAGAAAGAAAACAAAAGAAAAAAGACCAAGAAAAAGAATGGTTAAGATATCAGCAAGATATGAAAGCTAGAGTAAGTAAAGGTTTAGAGCCAATTAATATTAATGAATGGAGGAAAAAAAAATGAGCCATTTACCAAATTGGTTATTAGTATTAATATTAATTGTTAATATTATATTTCTTTTTGTTCCATTTTGGATCTAAATTAAAATACTCAATTAACATATCTAAACCTTTTCTTAATTTGTTCATTTTAGATCCTGCTTTTTTATCTGCAATACAACAATCCCATAAAATACCATTATAATTAACAGCGTACTTTAATGCTTCATGTAATTTTTGGTAAGAATCAATTTTATCTACAGCTATATTTGTTTTAGATCCATGTATCATTACTAAAAAACTATCCCAATTTGGCGTTACTCTTTCTTCTATATTGGCCCTTTGACCTAATTCTCTTATAATTGCGCCAGCCATATATCGCCTTGAATTGCTTTCAGCATTAATTGGATTTAACAATTTTCTATTACGATATAATATTAAAATGTGGTCATCAATTCTTTGTAAATGTCTTTGTTCATTTGTTGGATAAACTACTGTAAATCTAGCACCATCTACAGGTCTAATTAATTGATTATTTTCTTCGTCTTTAATTAATGTAGTAGATCCAAAATCAGATGCTTCAATTTTTTTTCTTTTTTTTCTTTTTACCACGCTTTAAATTGTTCCTCCGTAATAAGGTTTTCATCTTTCATTCGTTTTACCATATCATCTGATATAGATAAATGGCGCATGCCCTTTTTAACCCACGGTACCCATTGCAAATAATTATCTGCTTTTTTTGTAAGAATAAATTCTTCTTTATCAGGTATCATGTTGTATGTTTCCCAGTTTTTTCCATTTAACCATGTCGTTACCATGGGAACTCCTAATTTTTTTGACTGCTGATGTTCTGAATAATGATTATATGTTGTAAGTATCTTAACCATTAAATCATTATCATGTTTATTTTTAAGATAAAATTTTTCTGCTTTTCCCTTAACACCTTTATTTGGACCCACATAATTAAACGCTTTCCACCACTCCTCAAAAGCTTTATCACTTATATTATTATTTCTTTTATTATTACCTTTATTATGTTTGTTATCGGTTGGCGTATCGTTTGGCGTATCTTGATACTTGTCATAATGGCAGATTGTAAGGATGTCTGGTGTATCGTTTGGCGTATCGGTTGGCGTATCGGTTGAGATAGTCGAAAATTTTTTTAATTTATCTAAATAGCGTTGTACTCTTGATTTATCCCATCCCCATGCTTCTGCCATAAAAGTATGAGAACAGCATAATTGACCACGTTTTAAATAAACTGTTTTATCTTTTATTCTATATTTACGGTCAACAAAACTAGCTTCCAATAATAACCATAAAAATGCACCTTTCTCACAAAACTCCTGACCTCGTTTTTGTAATGCAGGATGATATAAAATACTGCGATCTATTTTAATATATCCACTCATAATATTTTTAAAGTTCTTGCTTTATACATTTCTTTAGCAACCCATCCTCTCTCTTGTAAATTTAAAATATAACGTGCAACATTTGATTTTGTTGTACTAAAATGGTCCATAATTTCATCATATGATGGTGCTTCATTTTTTTCTTTTATGTAATTATCTATAAAATTAAAAACTTTTTGCATTTTTAAAGTTAAAGGAACTTTTTTTATTTCATGATTACAGTGAGGACACTTCATAATTTCGCCGTCTAAACTTTCTCAGTCCAATTTATTTGCCAAAAAAAACACCAATGTTCTCTTTCGGCACGAACTAAATAATATAGCTTTTTTTTAAAATCAAGGAAAAAACAATGTTATATCATATAACATGCTTAATGTTCTTGTTTTATAAGAACATTGTTATATCTATAACAAAAAAACTTGACGAATTAATTTAATTTTATTATTTGTTAAGGAACATTTAAAAACATAAGGTTTTTAGGTGCTGTTGAATAATACAATAGTTTGTATTTAAAAAGGGGTCCAAACCTGAAACGTGGACCCCTTATAAAAAGGATAAAGACCGATGAAATCTAAATCCAGTAAAACTGTTATCACAAAAGATAATTTTTTACAAATTCAAGGATTAAGAACAAGGTTAGATTTAATTTATAAAGAAGTAGATAAATTAATGAGATCTTTACCTAAGAGTAGTAATCTTAGATCTGCTCTTGGTACTATTCATGATGTTAGTTACGATCAGCTAGGTTTATTAGATGATATAATTAATGATAAATTATTACCTAAAGGCAATACATCTTTTTCAATTGAACATCAAAGTTATGGCGGAACGGACCCTGATTGTTAAATGGTAGCTTACTCTAATAAACGAAATTTACCTCAAACATATGTTAATGCTTGTATGAAAATTGCAAGCCAATATGACAAAGGCAGATCTGATTATACAGCTTCCCAGTTAAGTAAGTCTGCAAGACAAGTAGTATTAGAACAAGAAAATAGTGATAAAATTATTATAGATGTTTCGGATTTAACATGGTCTGTGTTTGGTACGGTAGGTCATAGCATATTTGAAAATGCCACAACAACAGGAACTACTGAACAAAGAGTTTATTCTACTTATGATGGTCCTTATGGTGGAACAGTATTAGGTGGCCAACTTGATTTAATACAACCAATTGACGGTGATCCTTTTCATGTTGATGTATGGGATTATAAGTTTGTAAATACTTGGGCAGTTATATTCGATACAAAAGATAAATGGACCGAACAACAAAATGTTTATAAAAATTTATTAGAACGTAATGGTTATAAAGTTAATTCACTTAATATTTTAGCTATATTTAAAAACTGGTCAGAAAAAGAAAAGCATAAAAAGAATTATCCTCCTCATGATGTAATGCCTTATAGACTCATAGAATGGGATAGAGAAAAAACTGAAAAATTTATATTAGAACGCCTTCAAAAATTGGAGGACGCTAAAACGAATTTACCTCTTTGTACTCCCGAAGAACAATGGCGTAGGGGTGAAACTTGGGCAGTAGTAACTGAACAAGGCGGACGTGCATTATCGGGAGGAGTTTGTTCATCGCGGGAAGATGCAATCTCAGTGGCACGTTCAAATTACAGTAATGTCAAAAATGTAGGAGTAGAACATCGTCGTTCTATTGCTAAAAATTGTGAGAGTTATTGTAATGCTAGAGATTTTTGTTCTCAATTTAAGGAAGAACAAAAATTAGGCAAAAGTATATTTAAACCATTAACCAAAAAGGAAAAGGAGAAGTAAAATGGCTGATCCAATATATAGTCTAGCTTATGATAGTCGTAAGCCAAAAGACATAAACGATGATCCAAATGGAAAACCTATTTGGAAAAATTGCGGGGTAATATTTGAAAATACTAACCCTGACTCTGCTGTTAAATTAAATGTTTTAATGGACGGACACGTTCCAATTAAAGCATTTCCTTATCAGAAAAAAGAACCAAAAGATTATGGGAATAATCCTCAAGGTGGCTACAACAACAACCAAGGTGGTGGATACCGTGGTGGTTATAATAAAAGATGATTACCAGACACAGCATGTTTCCTCCTAAGAAAAATATTGTGTCTGAAGATGCTCTATACATAAAAGGTTGGAGTGTATGATACCTGACGATCCAAATTTTAAAGAAGATTTTGGTAAGGTATTAAAGTCGTTAGATGGCTTGTTAAAAAAGAACAAGCAGGTTAACTCCGCTACGTTCAGTCTTGCATTGTCAACCTTTTTAACTCGTCATCTAATGATTACGTCGCCAAATGACTTTGTTATTATTCAAACTTTAATGGCACCTTATTTAGAAACAAGAAGAAAACAAATTTTTGATGAAAAGAAAAAAACTTAAATATTTAAGGAGAATTATGAATTATTTTTTAGATGCAATTATAGAAAAAATTAGTCCAAGTTTTATTAATAAAAAAAATAAATATAAATGGATAGGAGTACATAGAATGTCTAATCCTAATCCTAATCATAGGAAGATTACAATTGTTAAAAAACAAAAACCTAAAAATAACTAAAGTAGAAAAGAAAAAGCATGGAGTTATTACATTGTATGATGAAACAAAAAAGCTGGCAGATGCAGAAAATAAAATACCAGTTATTGCATTATGTCAAAAACATAGAAAAGGTTTTTGGATTGTTGCGCATGCAAGTGATCTGGAAAAAATAATTAATGCAAGAAATAATAAGAAGTAAATCACATCAAAAACATGTAGCTTCCCAGCCGTGTTTTTATACAGGTGCAACCGAAGGTATTCAATGTTGCCACGTTAAATTTCTTGGTGAAAGATTTATGATGGGTAAGCGTGTGTCTGATATTTGGACAATACCCATGCATTATTTACTTCATGAACAACAACATCAACATAATGAATTGGAATGGCATTTACAAAGACTAATGATTAGTCCTATTGCCAAAAAATATTGGGCAACATCACCTGATAAAAAAATTAGAGAGTTTTATGAACGAAGAAAAATTTACTTTACCTCCTAGATTACCAGTAGATAGAGAAGGTTTATCTTCTTTAATATTTGATGTTACTGCTTATGCTGGTCAATTAAAAGCAGAGGTGCATCATCAAGAAAAATTTTTAAAAAAGAAAGTAGCTTATCTTTGTAAAAAACATAAAGGAAATAAATCAGGTAAGGAAGCTGAATGGCATGCTTACGATGATCCTGAATATGAAAAATTTATTGATGAATTAAAAGAATTAGAGGTAGAATTATATAGAGCCAATGCAATGACTCTAGCTGTGGAACATCATCAAAAAGATTTATCCCAAGAAAAAGCATTAGATCGTATTAAAATTGAAAAAGGTATTTATGATATTACCTAATAAAAAATATAACATTATTTATTCTGATCCTGCTTGGAGATTTAAAACTTATTCTGATAAAGGAAAAAAGAAAAGTCCAGAAAATCATTATGATTGTATGGATATTAAAGATATTAAAAATTTACCTATTAAAAATATAGCAGATGAAAATTCTATATTATTTTTATGGGTTATTTATCCTTTATTAGAACAAGCATTAGAAGTTATTAAAGAATGGGGTTTTACATATAAAACTTGTGCTTTTAGTTGGATTAAAAAAAACAAAAAGTCAGATAGTTTATTCTGGGGTTTGGGATATTGGACAAGAGCCAATAATGAAATTTGTTTATTGGCTACTAAAGGAAAACCAAAAAGAGTTTCTAAAGGAGTTCATCAAGTAGTTTATGAGCCAATTAGAGAACATTCACGAAAACCAGATTGTGTAAGAGATCGTATAGTAGAACTATGTGGAGATCTTCCACGAATTGAATTGTTTGCTAGGCAAAAAGTAGATGGCTGGGATGCTTGGGGAAATGAAGTATGATCTTACCTAATATAAATAAAACTGTTACTCTTAATGATGTTGAAATACATGCTGGTAGGGAATTAGCTTTTCGCCGTTTTCATGCCTGTGAAAGACATAATATATTAAATAGAAAAGTAGCATCACGAAAGACCAATCAAGAAATCTCTGAGTTAGGTGTGTTATCAGAAATAGCTTTTTGCAAAATGATGAATATTTATCCAGACTTTAGTTATCATGTACGAAAAGGTTCAGCAGATTGTGTTATTGATGGTGTTGCTATTGATATTAAAACAACAAATTTATCTAACGGTCAATTGCTTGTGACTCCTAAAAAAGAAATAGACGGCGGTATAGATCTCTATGTTTTGATGACAGGTGATAGAAAAAATTTTACTTATAAAGGATGGAAGAAAAGTAAGGATGTTTACAATAAAAATAATTTAAAGGATCTTGGTTATGGTCCTACTTATGTAATTAAACAACAAGAATTAAGCACAACATGTCAGATATAAAAATTTTAGAAAAAGATATTAGGGAATTAAAGAAAACTAACAAAGAACTTGTTACACATAATAAGTTTTTAGAGGAACGATTAGAAAATTGGGCCGATAAAAATTTTGATTTAAGACAAAAAAATCAAAAATTAACAGAGGAAATTGAAGTATTAAAACCTAACTTTGTAAAAGAAAAAAAATAATACTTATGAGTGCATCTAAAAAATTAATGTTAAAAAAAAATACAGCTAAAAATTTTATTAATAAATTACTTGAAGATAATGTAATTAAATTAAAAAATAAAAAATTAGCAAAAGAAATATCGTTTCAAAATAAAAGAATAAAAAAATTTTTGAGAGGTTATAATTGACAGATATATTTTTTAAAGAATTAAATGTAGATAAAAAAGAATTTTTATCTCAGGATGAAATAAAAAAAGTTAAAGAATTATTAAAAATTGTTGGACCTACTTATTCTAATTCATTACAAAACATACAAGCAAATAGTTTAATGGCGTGGTGTTTAAAAGTTTGCACAACGTATGAGGTAAGATTAGATGAGTTTAAATCCAAAAGAAAATATAAAAATTTAGTGCAAGCAAGAACTGATTTTTGTCATGCTGTTTATAAAAATACAGATTATAATTATTCAGCAATTGCAAGGTTTATGAATAAAGATCATTCCTCCGTTTTACATTATATAAAAAAACTAAAACCAAAATATTTTGTAGAATGAATGATCCTGTTAATCATCCAGCACATTACACATCTGGTAAGAAAGAATTTCTGGATGTGGCTAAAGATATGCTATCAGAAGAAGAATTTATCGGCGGAATTAAGTTTAATATCTTTAAATATATATTTCGGTCTGAATTTAAAAACGGCGTTGAGGATTTACTCAAAGCTGAGTTTTATCTAAAATACCTGATAAAACTTAAAAAGGGGGAGTAATCCCATAGATTTAAAAGCAGTCCTAATCTATTTGCTCCCCATTTTTTCCCCATATTTCACAAATAATATAAATAGTATAACATTGTTATAGTTCTTGACCAAACCAGAACATTCATTTATTAAGGTAATGGTAGCGGAGGAGGGATTTGAACCCCCGACACAAGGATTATGATTCCTCTGTGAAAGGACCCTGACTCTTTAAAAAAGGAGTTTATATGAAATATATAAAAGAATATATTAAAACAGATGGAACTAAAGTATTCCATGTGTCTATTCGTCAGCAAGGCGTGAAGATATGTCAAAAATTTTTAGACAAATCTTTAGCTGAAATTTTTATACGCCATACCTTAACGGACATCGACCGTAAAAAGATTGATACTTATGAAGAAAAAAAATGTTTTGTTGAGTTAGCTAACTTGTATAAGAATGAACAGCTTCCTCAATTGAAACATGAAATGAATGAAATTCGTTTGATTAATAAACTGGTTAGTGACTTTCGTTTATTGCTGAATACAACTGGTCAATTATATTTAACGGCAAAAGATATTTCTATGTATGTTAAAAGTAAAAAGAAAATTTTAAAACCAAGTTCTATTCACAAACGTGTTAACCGTATTAAGCAGATCTATCAGTATGCTATTGAAGAAGAACATATGAAGATAGTTAATCCTGCAATTGATACAAAGAAGCCAGCTAAACATGATGATAGTCGTGATCGTCGCCCGACGTTTAGTGAATTAAAATTAATTAATAAACATGCATCATCTGAATTGTGGGCCAGTATTAAGATTGCTATTCGTACTTGTATGCGCAAAGCAGAATGGGTGAATAGGAATTTTCGTTTTGAAAAAAATAAGAATGGGTACTTAATTATTTTAGATGACCATAAAACAGTGAAGCATGTTGGTAAAAGAAAAATACCTATATCTAATAAAGCTTTTAACTTATTAATGCGCAATGATTTACCTTCGTATGAAGCTTTAAAAAGTCAGTGGCAACGTCTAATGAAAAAATTAAATATTATAGATCTTCGTTTTAATGACATGCGCCATGAAGGTATTAGTCGGTTGTTTGAAAAAGGTTGGCAAATTCCAGAGGTTGCTATGATTAGCGGTCATAAAGATTGGAAAATGTTAAAGCGTTATACTAATCTTCGTCCTGAAAATTTATTACACAAATTAAACTAATAAAGGTGATTGAGGTTGTTTGAGTTTGGCAATTGGAAAACCAGACTCAATAGCCTTATCTTTTAAAGACGGTGATAATTCCATATAATAATAATTTTTTATAGCTTGATCTTCTAAGTTTAAATACTCAAGCCACAACTTTATTTCATCTTCACTACCCTCTATAGAGTTTAAATCATCTGTAGAAATTCCTTTTTCATTTGCCCAATCTTCAAAATTATCTATATCATTTTCTTTTGCTAACTGTATATCATTTTGAAGTTCTTTGCCTGAATCAAATATTTGTTTTGTTTCAACATTGGTATTAAATTTATTACCTATTTTTTTTAAGGATTTAGAAAATACTTTATCATACATTTGAGCCAATCCTTCACCACCTATTTTTAAATCAAGACCTGAATACATTAAACTTTCAACATTTATAAATTGACCTTCGTGCGCTAATATTTTTGCTACTTCATAATTTTCTAAAATATTTTTTTCTTTTAAATCTTTAGTAATTTTTTCAGCTAATTCTTTTCCTACATATTCTTCTAATTGATCTGGATAAATATGATGTCCATGAATCATTTCTAAATTATCTTTTGTATAAGATTGTATATAAATTTTTCCATCTGCTCTTTCAGATGGCTGAATTGTTACTTTGTCAAGATGCTGACTTAGATCATATCTTTCTTTTTGTATGTCGCCACCAGTCATAGCTATGGCATCAAAACCATTTTCAGATGCATACTTAATAAGTTTTTTTATGACTACATCTTGCCAATTCTTTTTAAATGGAAGATCAGGTACTTCATTAAGTTCATCAGTACCAAATCCTACCTTCTTACCTTTGTGTACCCAGTCTGATTGTAATTCTTCAATATATAAAGTTTTCTTACCGTCTATAATTCTTGTATCAAATCTTGCATGAGCAAAAACATTTTTATCTGATTGGTAATGTCCGCCTTTAAATAATTTTCCTTCTCGTTCTTTTCTTAAATCTAAATATTTATTTTGTAATTCTTGATATTTTTTTAATTCTTCTGGTGTTCCTAAATTTTCATTTATACGGCCTTTACTTTTTGCAAAACCATCATATTTTTCATCTAAAGCATTACGATATTCTATAAATTCTTTTTCAGCTTTTATATATTCTTTATCATTAGCAGTAGGTAATTGAAAAATCATTTCTCTATAATCAGTATAATCACCATCAGTTTTTAATGCTTGATCATTGTATTCCGTTCTTCTCCAATTAATATTTCTAATTTCTTTTGATAAATTATAATGTTCTTCTTTAAACTTATTTAAAGTATCAATTTGTTCTTTAGTTCTATTTTCTTTAGGCGTTTCCATGATTTCATTCATTAAATATTCAAGTTCGCTTCTTCTTTTCATTTCCTCAGAAAAAGGTTCTTCACCTAAAAGAGTTATAGCTACATTATCAGCTAAATCATTATCAATAGCGTAATCTAATAACTCATCTTTTGTTATTGATTTTGTATCCATAAATTCTTCATCTAGTCCTAACCAATCTAATTCTTCTTGATTAACACCAGCGTTCTTAATCATTCCTTTCCATTGATTAAGTTCTCCTTTATTCATTTTAGAATTTTCAATAGCTTTTGTAACTCTTGAATAAAAATCAGGAGTTTCTAATAAACCACCATCAATTTCATTTTCATTATCAATGGTTAATATGTTTGGTACGCTTGATTCAATTGGTGGATGTCCTGAATGTGTGCCAAAATTAAAATCTTCGACTGGGTGTCCTGTGTGTGTGGGTAAACTAAAAATAGGTATTTCTCCACCTGTTGTATAATCATCTATGTTAGGTTCATATATTGGAGTCGAATGTATATTTCTTCTTTTCCATTCTTCTAAATCAATTTCTTCTGGTGGATCTGGTCTAATATCTATTCCATCTGGTGTATTAGTAATTGCTTTATTAGTATAATTATCAATAATACTAGGCGCTAAACCAAAAGCAAATATAGGTAACGCTGGTAAAACATTATCCAATATTCCTAGATTTGTTTCGGGGGAAGCAGAAGAATAATCAAAATCACTACCGCCAATATCTAATAAATTATTTTGTGGTTTTTGTATTAGTGGATCTAAATATATAATATCAGCCATGAATATTTTTCTGCAAAAATTTTAAGAACCAAGGATTGTCTTTAATAACAGTCATTAGTCCGTTTGTTATTGAATTGACGACAATTTCTTCGTTAGTATCTACTGATAAAACATTGCCATCACACGTTAAAGAATGTTCGTACACTACTGCATGTAATATTTCATGTAATAAAGTATTAGCAAAATCAGTAGGTGTTAAGTCTTTTTGTATTTCAATCTTGTTCGCCCTGTGTTGATATTCCCCGTAACAATCTGTTTGTTTTGTGAAATCAGAACGAACAAGATCTATGTCTATGTCCTTATATCCAACCTTAACTTTTGGAGGACATTTCATTTAAAATAATCCTGAAAAATACATTACTATTATAACTGCTAAAGCCACAATAATAATCTGATATTTCTTTTGTAGGTCCTTGAACCATGTAAAGTATTTCATTTTACCTCCTATTTTTTAAAAAATTTAGATGCACCTTTTATTCCAAAAGATGCTGATACAATTACACCTAAAGTATATTTGTACCAATCTGGAGTCTGTTGCAAAGCTGTAAAACCTCGTTCAACATATTCAACTGTAAAAGGTATAAAACATAATAACAAAGGTATAGAAAACAAAATTGTGAGGTACTCGTCTTTCCACGAACCTTGTGTATTTTTTATTGCTTCTAAATCCCAATCAGCTTCCCCTTTTATTTGTTGATGCATCAACTCAGTTTTAGCTTTTATTTCTGTAACTTTTTGTTCTGCCTTTGCTTTCTTTGTATCAACAAAACCTTTTACGCTTGTAGAAACAATATCAACAACTGGTCCTAAAAGTAAATTTAACATAAATAATTTTTCCTTTTGTTAAAAAAAATATCCACAAGATAAAAAAAATTTTTTTTGAAGCTATGCTTTAAATATTTTTTTTGTGTTTGACGGTAACTCCTCATTTATTAAGTGTAACATTGTTATACCTATAACAGCGTTTTTGACTTTTAATAAAAACTATGTTAATATGTTTTTACATTAATTTTATAAAAAGGAGTTAACCGATGAATTATAAATTAATAGACTGCGGAACTTACACTTGGTTTGTTAAAACTGATCGTAAGTACCATCATTGTATTTACTCTATTACAGGTGAATACAAAAAAATTAGACGTAGTGCTACTCCTAGTATGCCATCAAATCAAAAGATGAAATTAGCTTATCTAATGGGATGGCCACTAGAAACGGCACCATGTATTTTAAATAAAAAGAGTGCAAAGTTTTATTTAAAAATATTAAAGACTTTTACTAAAACAATAAGAGTAAAAGAAATCATGAAACAATTAAAGGAGGTATCATGAAAAATATATTTGATTTAAAAAAAGGTCATCATAAATTTTATGATAAACCGCAAAAATTTTATGAAATATATATAAGTGGTAATGCTGTATCTTTTGAACAACAAGAAACTTACGGAGTCTTTTACACATCAAAAATGATTGAACATAAAAGAACTAATGTTTTTTGGTTTCAACCAAAAAGATTAAAAGGTACTCGTAAGTTAAGTTTTTACAGACTTGCTACTGATGTTTGTATGAATATTGAAGAAGCTAAAACTTTAGCAAAACAAAAACGAATACAAACGGCTGAAGAACGATTAGCTAATGGTGAAAAGAAAGTAAAATTAAATCAAACTTACTTAAATAATTATTCAAATTTTGAACCTGAATTAGATCAAGATGAATATTATAAAACAAGAAAAATGATTAGATTTACTTTTCCTAAACTAATTGAAATTCGTCAATCAATATCTTCGTAAAAATGATGAACCCCTATCTTTGTGATGGGGGTTTTTCCTTCTGCCCATTTAGGTTCACTAATATAATCTGCATAGTAATGAGTAGCTTTACCAACGTTACTATCGTGCAATCCATCTAAAACATTATTTGCTATATCAACAAAGTCTTTTATATCTCCGTGAGTAAGCTGTTCCATTTTTTCTTTGTTAGGATCGCCTTCATTCCAACATGAAAATTGCCATTTCTTTTTGCATACACCTTCTAAAGTATCTGCGCTAAACCACTTTTTAGAATCAAATCTATTTTTAATAACATGGGCAATAGCATATTGTCCTTCTTTTGTTTCTCCTCTTGCTTCCCCCCAAACTGTTTGGGCCATAACTAACACGTCAGACTTTTCCATTCCATTCCCCTTTATCGTTTAAATACATTGGTTGTATTATTGGTGTTTCTTCTATCAACATACCTACTGATAGAATTGGTCTTTTAATAAATAACTTTTGATATTTCATTGCTGGTGATTTAGGATTAATTAAACATCCTGTACTCATTGCAAAATTTAAAGCAGAAGGTGAGGACCACCAACTTACATTTGCGGATGTGTGAAAATGTCCAGTGATTAATGAGCAACCTAATTCTTTAGAACTACTTAATACATTGTTCTTAAAGTTATGTGTTAAAAATACTTTATGTTTGCTGGGGAGTGTAAGAATGTATTTGTCGTGCCAGCGCCACTTTGCTTTTATATCAAAAATTTCGTTTAGATCTTTTAGCATAGTTCTTGGAATACCAAAACGTTCTGCTTTTCTTTCAATGCGAAGATCGTGGTTGCCTTTAAGTATATCCATTTCAGGAAATAACTTTTCTAGCTTCCTAATTTCTTTTGTTGCTTTACCAATTTCAAAGATAGGTGATTCTACCTCTGGATCATTTGGTCTTTCTACTTGTACGCTTGCAAAATCTACTAGATCACCAATTTGAAATACCTTAGTAAATTTCCATTTCTTATGTAGCTTTTCCAGAAAAGGAATAGCGGAAGGGTGTTGATTTGGCATGTGCAAATCACTAATTATTAATATACGATTTTGTTTCATTGTTTCCTTTGAAACAGTCCTAGTTATTGATTGGCGATTAATTTCATAAATACCCAGATCCCACTGAGTATAGATCCTATTACTAATGTTGTTCTTATGGCTGACTTACCTGTCGCCATTTCTTCTTTTAATTTTATAACCTCTTGACGGTTTTCTTTAACCTCAACCTTAACCTCATCTAAAGTTTTTTGTAAATGTATTAATTGTTTTTCCCAATCAGACATCTGTACTCTCCACATTTATTTTATTAACACAATATAAAAACATTGAAACGTGCATGTTTTTTAAATCTTGATCTATTTCATCTACTAAAATATTTCTTTTTAACAAACATTCTTCTTTAGTTTTAAAATTATAAGGAATGTGTGCATTAGCAAAACATACAGGAGGTAAATCGCTTAATTGTAAAAAACAAATTGTAGCAATAATATTAAACATTATCCACCTAAGGGAGAAGAATTTTCCTGTTTAATTTCTTCAATTAAAATAGTTTGTAATTCATTTTCTTTTTGAACAATAGTAACCAGCTTATTAATTTCATTAATAAGATCTCTCATTTTACCAAACTCTTTATATATTTCAGCATTAGCATCGCTTACTTTTTGCATTATTTCTTTATCAACAGATGCAAGTTTTTCATCACCTTTTATTGAATCAGCTTTAGCTGTTAAAATATCTGTACTAATAGTATCTAAACTATCGTTATCTCTAGCCATCCATTCATCTTCTAATGCAGACATGCGGTCTAATATCTGAACCTCTAATGTAGAAATTTTGTCATTAATAGGTCCAAGATCTACTGTTTCATTAATAACAAATTCTTTGTTTTCAATACCATCAAGACGTGTATTAAACTCACCCCATGCATAAAAACCACCACCTATTGCGCCTATAACTCCTATTATAGATGCATAGCTTGTTAATTTATCTATCATAATAATCCTTTAAGTTTTTTTAAATCAATCATAATTTTTAGTTTTTCTACTTTAAGATCATAAAGTTTTTGGTTTCGTTGACCAATGGGGTCACTGTTAATGTAGTTATCTAATGTAACGCCAATATAAATATCTTTATAATAAGTACCTAAGTCAGTTTGTATGAATAAAGCATCATCAACATTTTGATAAATGTTTTGCGGTTTATAAAAATTATCAGATTTATAAACATCTAAAGCGTTAGAGTTAGAGAATAAAGTTATCTCAGCTACTTTAACCTCTATCTTATCGTTAATATCTATTTTAATATCTTTGTTAACAACCTCTATTTCATTACTTTCTATTTCTTCAACCTCATCTATTTTTTCTACAGTTTCAATTTCTTCTTTTTCTATTTCTTCAATTTCTTCTGCTTCTTCTATAGTTTCAGTTTCTTCTTCTAATACCTCGGCGGTTTCGGTTTCTTCTTCTGGTGCATTTATTATCTCCTCTGTTTCTTCAACAATTTCTATTTCAGTTTCTTCTTCTATTTCAATTGCTTCTTCTTCAACAACCTCAACATCTTCAATTTCTTCAATTTCATTAAATTCTTCTATCTCAGCTTCCGCTATAATTTCTTCAAATTCTTCAAAGTCTATTTCTTCAAAGTCTGTAAAATCAATTTCTTCTAAATCTTCAAAAGCTAGATCTTCAAATTCTTCTAATGCAATTTCTCCAAAATCAAATTCTTCAAAATCATCTATAAGATCTGTTAAAATAATTGTTTCTTCAAAGTTTAAACTTTCTAATTCTACTAAAGCTTCATCAAAAGTAATTTCTTCAAAGTCCCATATTATTTCATCAAGAATAATATTATCAACAAAATCATCATTAATAACAATATCGTTTAAATCATCTTGTATTTCATCACTTAAAATAATAGGATTATAAGTCATCGTTAAAGATGCACCTAATAAATTTGGTCCCTGTATAGATTGATTTGTATAATTACTATCTGTTCCTGACCATGACCAATCTACTTTATTAGAATTAGGTCCATTAAATATTATTGTATCGTTGTATTGACCACAATTATTTGATCTACCATCAGATCCAGAATATGTTGGATAACCATTACAATTTCCTTGAAAACCATCAAGATTAGTTCTTGTTTGTGTGTTGGTACTTAATACAGTTCCATTAACATCTTTTAATTTTATTATTGTAGTATGAGAGTCGTTACTGCCACCTTTAGACTCACAATTACCTTGGGTGCTTTCACAATTAGCAACATCAACGTAGCTATTTAATGTAATTCCATTATCTAACATTGGCTGGGTAATAGAGTTGCTAGTTAAACCAATATCATTAACACTTACTGTAGCTGTTCCTGTTACCTCAAAATCTCCGCCTACATCATACTTATAACCACAGTTAGATTGTCCTGTTGGGCAAGTAATAGTAAAACCATTAACTGTTGAACCATTAGAAACATAACCACTACTACCATCATTAATTAAATCAGTAGAATTAGAGTTCCAATCTAGTCCGTCACCAGCATTAGGTAATAAATTTCCAGTAGTTTCTGCATAAGCAAAGCTAGTTATGACGGTCAGGTATAATAATATTATCAAACGGGTCATTATCAGCTTTCTCTTTTAAAATTTGTAAATCTATTTTAGCTTTATATTCAGATCTTTTTTTCCATTCTTTATAATCAGGTCTAAGTTCAGGATAAGTTTCCCATGAACTTTTTGCATCTTCTCCTATTTTTCCTTGATGAGGACAAAAAGTATTTGCTTCAGCCATAGACATAAACACTTCTTTTTTTTGACATAACAAGGTTATAGAAGCTACTTTCATACCAAAGTCATGAAGAACTTTAGCATATTTAATGCGAACACAATCTTCATCAATCACATGTTTTCCCCCTGATACTCCTACTAATGAAGAAGAAACAGATCCAGAAATACCCATTGAACAAACGTCCTGACTCATACTTGAATAAGATGGTGAGTTAGCAGTATTAACTGGTATTTGAGAAGCTGTGGAGGAATTGGTTGTTGTGGATGTAGTAGTGTTTGTTTGACCGCCATCATAGGTGTTGTTGGTAGTCATATTTCCATCGATTATCGTATTGGACCCCGTTTCATTACTTTGGGTATTGTTAGATAAAACAGGTTTCGCGTAAATTGATATAATAATTATTAGAGTTAAGGTTAGTAAATTCGTTAAAAAAAATTTCATTAGTTATTGTTTTTATTTTTTCCATTTCTCTTTTGATTCTAAAGTCCATTTTTTTAATTGTTCTTTTGTAACTTTTTTATCAACAAGAACTGCGCCTTCTGGTATTTCGTTATATAATTTTATAACTTTGCCATCTTTTATTTCAACAATAGCTTCTCCACAAAAAGCATCTTTCTTAAATTCTGTATTTCTGGCAAGTAATCTTTTTTCTTTTAAACATTCAGATATAGAAGCCATTGGAATATATTGTGTTAATCTATCTTCGGTATCATTCATGTTTCCAAATAAAAACATGACGATAATACTAATTACCTCCATTTGCTCTTACCTTGTCTTTTAATTGTTCTACATCTTTTTGAAGTTTTGATACTTGTGTTTTTATAAAATCAATATTTATGTTTAACGATTCAATGGTTTCTATTTCTTTTGCCATATCTTCATTTTGACCTGCTAGCCATTCGCTCAACATATACAATTCCTGATTTACAGGGGTCTGTTCAGCTTTTTTTAACAAGTCAGCTTCCATTAATTGTCTTGCTGTTTCTAATTGGGTAAGTCTAGTTGTTAAATCACTATAAGCAAATATTCCAATTCCTACAGCTATTATCAATGCAATAAGATTTCGCATTGGCATACTGATAGCTGTATTGTCTGATAATTTCATTTAGGCTCCACATGACTCGCAACCATCATCACAAGTACACTTGTCTTTATCGCAACCACAAACAGGACAATTAGGATTAACCATGTTTACTATCCCAAGCATCTTGCATAGCTTTTAATCCATCATTACATTCTTTTTCTGTTGGTTTAGAACCACCATCTGTAATTTCTAAATTTGCATAAATTTTATTTTTGCTATCTGTCCAACGAATAAAATCTCCACCTCTTAAACTAACAATATAATCTTCAATCATATTTGGTCTGCCGTTTCGTTCCATTATTGTGCCTCCGCTAGTTTTATAAAATCCATCCAAGTGTCGTTATCTGCACTTGAGCCACCAACATACCAATCAGAACTAGATGCTACTCTAAATTTAACTTTATGTGTTGCTGTAGCTGTGCAATTAAAAATAAACATAGCTGGAGATGACATTGATTGATTTGTAGCACTATTATTTCCCGTGGAGTTTGATGCTTTATCATAAGTACCATCATCTGTTGTAGTAAATATTTCAGCTAATCCGTAGTTGTGATCGTTTTGACTGTTAGAATAAAAATATGCTTGAAATCTTAAAAGCCAAACACCTGTTGATGGAAAAGTAAATACGCCTGAAGATTCAGTCATTCCAGTTCCAACTTTGCTAAAGTTATTAGTATCAACTCTTTCTAAATTATTAGTTAAAAAATCTCTACTTGATGTTGCGTTCATAGCAGATGTTTTTCTCCATGTATCTACTTCTGTTAATGCTCCACCATTTACAAATCCGCTTGTTAAAGCTGTACCACCATTAGCTACAGGTAAAGAACCTGTAACCTTACTTGTAAGATCTATTGATCCTGAAAGTCCTGAATTTTTTACTGTTGTTAATGCCATATGTTATCCTATTCTATTATTTTAAATCCCATAAAAAATGTTGCCAAATCATTTCCTTCTTGTACTTTAGGAGTGCCCGCACCATTTGTTTTAATAAAAGCAAATCCTTCTAAATAATCACTTACAGATAAATCTACAACAGTGCTTACATTTAATTGATTACCTAATATAGGATATTTAGTTCCAGAAATATAACCTGCTCCAGTAAAAGATGTGCTATTACTATCGCTACCATTTATTTTTAAAGTAATAGATGAGCCAACAATATCATTTTGTTGGGAAGAACTAAATTTAGCTTGTAATATAATTAAGTATTTTCCAGCTTGCCCTGAAGGTACTGTAAATTTATAGTTTGAAGTATCAAAAGCACCAGCAGTATCGAATCTTTCCGCATCAAATTGTATTTTAGTTGAAGTAGAATCAGAAATAGATTGGTCTGAATCATTAGATAAGTAAGCAGAAAAAGCTGGAGTGTTAGTTCCACCAACTCCTGTGGCTGTTCCAGAATTTGCTAAAGTTCCACCTGAAGCAATTGCTAGCGTAGCGCCTGAAGGCACCGTTA